GCCTAAATCTTGAAATCCAGTACACATAACGTGAGTTAAAGGGAATATAGTAACCTTGTTTAAATCCACATCAAATATATCTCCATCGGTTGCCGTATTGCAAAAAGGCTCATTTAAAAATGATTGTTTAAGTGTGTTAATTGTTTCCGCTACCATTGCTTTTTAGTTTTGCTATTTCTATTTGATTCTTTTCGCTTTCGTATGATAACCACGTTAAAGCCTTATGTATATTTAATTCAGTTGCGTCATCAATTTTGAAAGCGTTTCCTTTGGCGATTGCATAAAAGCTATTATACCATCCCCATTTTCTAAAGAACTGGCTTTCTCGACTATAATCGCCTTGTCCGACTGTGGTAGTTGCTCCAAACAATCCATCGTAACGCTCAACAATTCTTTGCTTAAATTGTAAAAAAAAACCTGCACTGCTAGAACTATTGCAACTGGCGTGTCTTTCATCATTTCAGCATATTGTTCCGTGCCTTTGTATGGTTCAATGTTATAAAACTTTGTTAACTTATTTGTAACTGGTCGATATAAAACCGCCATACATTTATGCCATTGTTCAACATCTGAATTATAATCATCTAAATCGGCAAACTCTCCCGCACTCATATCGTCAAAGTTCGGTATTAAACCAAACTCAATGTTATTAATTGTAAACCTAGAAATCAATTCAGGATTTTCGTTAAACAATTCAATCAGTCCATTATAAACTTCATCGATTGAACTAAGTAACATTTGTCTTACATCTTTCATTTCTACATTGCAGAAGATTGAAACGGTTTTCTGCCTTACAAACTCACTATCGGGATTGTTAGTTATTAGCTTATAAAACTTTTGATACTGCCCTAACGTAATCTCATTTAATGATTCAGGAACTATTAAATTTGCTTTCATAACCTATTATCGTTTTTATTGTTGTTTTGTTGCACGTTAATAAACGTGATATATTCCTTGATTTGGTTTACCGATTAAATCCCATACAGCATAACCTATTGCATCAAGTGCGTGATTATAGTCATCTATTGGCGTTTGCGACTTCTTATCGTGCCAAACGTAATTATTAATCTCTTTTATAATATTAATGCTGTCAGGACTTATAATCAATTCATAGTCTTGCATAAGTGCAACCCTATCAACTATTTTCGGCTTGTCAATTCCACGAATGTTTAACCCTCGACTTCTTAACTCCTCAATCAATCTCGGTTCTGCACTATCAGCAATTATCAAATCACGATGTCCGCAATATCGATTGTTTTCAATGTAGATTTCGCTTGTGGTTAACTTTGGTTTGTAAAGTAATTCTTTGCAGAAAATCCTTTTATTTGCTTTATCGATTGATATTTTAACGAGCGTTGTAGGATCAACACTAAATCCAAAATCTTGACCGTATGCCGTGAGGTTTTGTTCTGCGAAGTTATCAATTCGCCAGTTGGTAAATATAACACCCTCTGCTTTATCTAACCAACCGCCTAATATTTGATGCTTGTATTTTTTAGGGTTGTTCTTTTCAATGCTTAACACTTCATCGATAAACGACTGGTCTAAGTGTTTAATGTTATCACGGTAATCAGTATGGATATAAGTTACATCATCTTTAATTCCGTTAAACCTTTCGGGTATTCCTTTTGATTCAAAAAACCTTTGATAAATCCAATGCTCTTTGGTAGATGGATTTAGTATTAATATTATTCTGTTCTGTTTTCCCTTTTGCCGTATGGATAGGTTTATTTTATCGAACGTTGCTTCATCGGTAAGTTCTTCAGCTTCATCTAATATCCACGTTGTAACGCCTTGTAATGATTTGAGGTTAGCTGTTTGGTCGCCTGATGAAGTCTTTAAACCTCTAAATATAATTTCACTCTTTGACTTCTTATTTATAATCTCGGACTTTGTTACATCGAAAATATCATTCGCTTGCATTAAATCTATCTTTTCCTGAAACTCAGGTATAATAGAAAGGTGCGCAGATGTCATTGTTTGGCGTGTAAATAATATTTTGTGATTTGCTTCAAACGACAAAAGGCTGGCAAATGTGCCAACCCCAAAAGACTTTGCAGAACCTCTCCCGCCAGTTATAATATAATACCTCGTTTCATTTTGAAATAACGGTTGGTATTTATGGTTTAAGGTTATCAAATTGAATAACGTCTTTTATATTGAAATCGTTTAAAGTAACGTTTGTATTATTGTCGATGGTTTGTTTTGGCAAACTAAAGAAATATTTAAACCATAATTCAATAGCCCATTTTTCACCTGCTTTTATTGCTATTTCCAAACACCTTAACGCATCAGGTAAGAATGGTTTTAAATTCTCATAAGCGTCTTGTAATTCTGTTTTAGTCAACAATCGTTTGTCATCAGGTCTTTTCGGTGCTGTACTATGCCCTCCGTTGGTTGCTCTCTTATCCATAATTAATATAAATTAACCAATTAATTATTCTGCCATCGCATTTTTTAAATCTTTCAACACATCACGCCAACAACTTGAACACGTTGTATCAATAGTAAATCCGTAAACATCTTTATAAATATTACTTAATTCTCTTTGTTGAATAGGGTAAATTTGTGTCGGTTGTGTTTCAAAGAATGTAGTTAAGTATTGACGTTGTTCATCTGTTAAACATTGTCTTACTCTTTTCCCAAAAGGGAATAATTGATTTAACTTCTCTTTGCGTTCTTCGCACCCGCAATCATCGCCTAGTATTGCTTTTGCTACTTTATCGATTCCGGTCGCTTGTGTGATGCTTTCAACTACATCACCAAGTCCTTTAGGTTTTCTTCCTCTTTTCATAATTCTATTTCGTGATTTTCGTTTATAAAAATAAGTATCTTTTTGTTACAATTTTTAATAGTATTGTAAATACTTGTTAAACTAATATTTACTTCTTTTGCTATATCTCGCATTGACATTCCGTTGTTTATGTAAAGCAGATATAGCTTTCTGTCGTATGGATGCCACGTGTCAATATGTTGGTAAATTTCCTCTGTTATAAATTGCGTTGGTTCTAAATAATAACATTCTCTTTTTTCTTTTCTGAAATGATCTGCTATTATATTTCGTAGCACAAAGTAAAATAGTGATTCGTTTACCTTTTCTTTATCAAGTATTTTAATGTATGCATCTTGTACAAAGTCCTCAGCTAAATCGTTTGCGCCAAATGTTTTAGCGATGTTAATCCATTTAGTATGCTGACTGAATATATGATTCATTTATACAAAGGTAATGTTTTTTTTAATTGCATATTTTTTGCCCTACGTTATAAATGCCGTTATAATTAAAATTCTTTTGAACTCCGGTGCAATCGTTTTCCATAACTCCTGCGGTAAAACTTTGCCCTGTTGGCAGCCTAAATTTATTTGCCTCCAAAATAGTTGAGCAATTACAATTTAATTCCTCTTGTGGAGTTGTGCTTACTTCATCTGCTGAGCAGGAAAATAACGTTATTGCTAATATAAATAAAATTCGTTTCATCATTCAAATGTATTTAATTTTTGTTTAAGTTGTTCTTTTACAAGTATTTTTATTTCATCAACTAAAGATAAAGGCACCCTAAAGGCTATTGTTGTTGTCGGCTCGTTATACTTTGGCTTTGCCCCTTGATTACGATTAGAACCGCCCCTGTTATCGGAGCGGTTCGGTTTTAGTAGTTGTGCCATTTTAATTATGAATTTTAAATATTGGAGCCATTGAATATTTACCTAATAAATAAACATATTCCTCTCCATTCCATACGTTTACTTTTTTACGTACAATTTCATTATTAACTACTGCAATAACAAAGTTTCCTTTGCGCTCAATTACTTTAGCAAACCATACGCAGTTTGAATCACAAATTGAAGTAGCTTTTAATACGGTGTTTTTTTGAATAGTTGTCATAATGTTTGTTTTTTAATTGTTGTTATCTGAGTACAAATATACAACCTTATTTTGATTATGCAAACAAAATTAAAACTTTAACATTTTATTAACATTCTAATGTTTTGCTTTTTATTCTTACTCGCACCCAGTCGGTAACATTTGATTTCGGATCGAGATCAATTATATCATCATAAATGGTGCCATCTAAATCGGATTTTTTACAAATTTGCCTAGCATCGGCAAAGGTTAGGTTTTCTTGCATTAGGTAAAGCTGGTAAATTTTTGGATCTGTTGTTAAAACTGCTATCATTTTTCTATTTGTTTTAATTCTTTTTCTCTTACTATTTTAATTTCTCGTTGGATATAATCCAGTGCCTTTTCTAGGTCGATTAAATGCGTTCCTTTTTTTCTGGCACGTGTTATGTACTTAATAACGTTTCCCTCGTTAAAATTGAGGCTATTGTCGCTCACGAAGTCTATAACATCGTAAGTCTGTGGGTAATGTAATGGAATCATAATTTGATTTTTAAAAATTTCTAATAGTTCGTTGTATAAATAAGTTTCATCGTACTTACTTTTGCCGTATAATCTTTCATTCCTGTAATTTCTATTTCTGTACGGATAATTGTCGTCTAACCAAGTTTCAAATTTCATTTTAATACAATTTTGAGATATTTTCATTTATTCCATAATCTAGCAAAATATAATTTTTATTTTCTATTCCCCAATTTTCAGCTTTGTAAAGATCGCAGTTGTCAAAATCAAACTCTGGTATTAATTCTTTTATTTGAAATACAACTTTGTTTGGTATTCTTTTAACTGGCTCGTATCTTTTCTGACAAATTATTCCAAAATACATCCATTTTAATTCTGCTAAACAACCAATTTGTTTATACTTATCCCAAATAACTTTTTCGTTTAAACCTTGTAAATAACCTCTTTTGGAAATTGGTATTTTTATAACTATATTTTTTAAAATTATTACAAATCTTGTTGAATATTTAAAGTAAATCACAATCCTTTTTTTTTAAACTCATTAAAATTGTGGCTCTCTGACTGGCGCAACTTAACTTGTGATTACCCTCATTTTGTCCGCAATCTTTACAAGTACCATTATGCCAAAATAAATCGCAGTTGTAAGCATCCGCCTCTCTATTAGTATTTACCCAACTTTGTCTAAATTTGTCTGCTGGCGCAGTAAATCGATAACAAATAGTTTTTGAGGGGCAAAGGTGGTCGGAGCATTTACTTATATCAGCCATTTTTGAATAATTTTAACGATTGCTCGTGGTTAAACTTCTGTACAAATTTATCGTAATAATCAAACTCAAATCCAAAAAAGCTATTGTCATCCGTATAAATAAAAACATAATACCAATGCCAACAATCAACTCTATTAATCCACTTGCT